TGAAAAAGAAAATATTAATAGTTTAGACACAAAAGGAGAGTTTGTACTAACACTAATGTCTTCACTGGCCGAAGAAGAATCAAAATCCATTAGTTCAAATGTAAAATGGGGAATTAGAAAAAAATATGCAGAAGGGAAATTTTCTATGCCATATAAAGTTTTTATTGGATATAAAAAAGGGCCTGATGGAAACATGGTAATTGATAAAAAAGAAGCCCCTATTATTAAACTAATATTTAAGATGTATCTAGAAGGTTACTCTTTAAAATTCATATCTGAAAAATTACATAACATGGGCGTGTTATCAGCACAAGGAAATGATTACATTGGTAAAAGTACACTATTAGCTATTTTAACTAATGAAAAATATATGGGAGATGCAATACTTCAAAAATCTTATGTTTCTGACATTTTTACAAAAAGAAAAAAGAAAAATAAAGGTGAATTACCTATTTATCATATAGAAAATGACCATGAACCTATCATACCTAAAGCAACATTTGAAGAAGTAAAATACCAATTATCTATTAGAGGCAAAGATTATTCTGTAACACACCTGTTTTCATCAAAGTTAAAATGTGACTTATGTGGCTCGTTTTATTCTTCGAATTATTATACCAAGCAAAAGCATCATATACTCTATCATAGATGGATTTGCTCAAAAAAATTCCATAAGATAATACGATGTAAAAATATAATTATGTACGACAATCATTTAAAACAAGTTATAAAAGAAATATTTCCTATTTTTATAGAAAGATATAAATATCTATCGGAATATCTAATTGACTTATGCATTAAAACAATTCATGAAAAAAGACGAATAAATCGTTGTATTGCTAATATAGAAAAAAATAAATTAATTTATACTGACGAATTTATTTACTGGTTCTCAAGAATGATTATTAAAGAAATCATAGTAAAACAATCTAGAGAATTAGAGTTTCGCTTTATCGATGGTTTTATTTACAAATATAATCTTCCATTATGGTCAATAACAAAAAATCAAACGATTTAAAATCTTTTATAAAAGCAATAAGTAAACATCATTTCCGTATACCACCAAAAACATGGTTATCTTGCATTCTTGACACAATTTTTAAGTTTTAACTACAAAGTAGTTATTTTATCAAAACCAAGAATGCCAAAGCTGAAGATTTGCTATTAAATAATACTCATTTGGCAATCTTAAATACGGCAATAAAAAAAGCCCTCACTTCTAAATGAAATGAGGGTGTTAATTCTAATATGTAATCTATCTTATTTTTTCTTAATCAAATTAATGGTAGCTTCTATCTGAGTTGTTAACCAATTATTTATATCACCATAATTAGTAATAATATAATTTTTTACATCATTACTCATCTGTGACAAAGCGATGTCTTTTGCCTTTGTAAGGGCCTGTGTTTGAGCCTGTGCGTCGAATGTTCCACTCGCCTTCAAACTATCAACATAGGTTTGAAAGACCGAGCGTACGGCGTTTGTGACGATCGTTGTTGCAGTTGTTAATAATTCTTTTGCATTATTATCTTTTATCTTCGAGTTGAGGTATGATATCAACTTTGTCCCTGCAAATGATATTAATGGTAATATGACTGCAGTTACAACTACAGATAAGATATTCATTATTAATTCATTCATGATTATGTCCTCCATGTTTTAATGTATCGTTAATATGTTCAGAGATTCTTTTGTGTGCACTTGCAACACTCTCTTCAACCTTGACGATTTTATTTGATAAGTTAGAATATCTTTCTTCTAATCTATCTAGGTTCTTTTCTATACGATCAATTGAAGATTTAATATAACCAATTTCACTAAGGATTACACCTTCGTTTTTAGCATCTTCTTTAGTGTCTTTTTTGTCATTTCTTCTAAAGGCTAGAAAAGCAAAAAGTATGCTAGATATTGTTCCTAACACACTGATAATTGTTAATGCAATGTCTGTTCCATTCATCAGTCATTTCCTCCTTTGTTTTTCAAATAAACTAAGGCTTCAACAATTGTGTTTTTATATACTTTTTTGTTTTCTGCCTTCTTAAATGTATCAATCCAATCGATAACTTCTTTAGATAAATCTAAAGAAAAAGAACCAAATTTCTCATAGTTTTCTATGATATGTTTGATTCTTATTAAATGGTACATTTGCTTATTAATTGTGTTAAGCTTGATAATACTATCAAAATATCTAACGACTTTTTTAATCCAGATTTTATATTTATCTTTGAACTCATTTTTAAATTTATCAACTAGCTCTTTTATGCTTTCTTCTTGATAAATAATGTTATTAGGAAATGCCAATACTTCATCATTAAATATTTCAAAGTATTCATCGTAGTCATCGCTAAATTCTTGTTTTTCAATCCATTCTTCTAAACCAAAAATAAAGTATTCTTTTTTACCTACTTCATAATGGTTTAGTCCACTGAAGTTTTCTAAAACAACAACATAGTCTTCATCACTATTTTCATTTGTAGTTCCAAAAGCATATGAACCACAACGATAGATCAATAAAATTTTATCTTTTTTAAATAGTTTCTTAATATTTTCCATAAATCTTCCTCCTATCTAACACCATAGATTGTTCTAATATAATGTGATGTATTACTTAACTTAAAAGACACATATTCCTCATCATTATCTGAAGAACAGGTAATCATATAACTTGTTCCACCATAAGCATACTCAACCATAAAGTTTGATGTTGCAGAAATAAATCTTCCTGGAATGCAAACGGTAACACCACAACTAACATGTATAACAAACATTGTATCAGGATATGTTTTATATTGATTTTCAGTTAAGTGGCAAGTAGTTGTATTTGTGTACCAATCTCCCTTCCAGTTATAAGCACTATGGAAATTATCAATATAAGTTAATGCCCTACTATAACCAGAATTAGCAACTGATAAAGGTGTTTCAATAAAAGTTCTTTCTAATGATTGAAGAGTTAGTGAAGTAGTTGTCTTTGAATATTTGGCAATAGGCATTTGATAAATCTTACCTGTAGTATGAAGGTTTTGTTGAGTAAGTGTTGGATAGGAAGATGAAGTTGTTTCAACTACTCCTAAAGTGACAGTATTTGTAGTCAAATTGACAGTAATACAGACATAACCATATTTAGTTGAATCTAAAGAAACATAAACTTGGCTTCCTGATTCAATGTAGATTCTTCTTCCATAGATCTGAACATATCCGTCTTGAAATGTGATGTAGTTATTTGATGCAGAATAAGATAGTTCAGATCCAAGTCCTCGTATAATTCCTGCAGGAACTAAACCAGTGACATGAAAGTTAATATCTGCATCTTGTTTTGAAGTAACATTACTTCCATCAAATGTGATTTTTACTAATCCCATACTATTTCCTCCTATTGTCGTTTTGTTAAAAGTTTGATTTTATCTGTTAAGCTCACTCTATACTCACCTAAAGTGATACTCGCCTGATAAAGATTTTTAAGTGAAATTTGAGTAACCATTGTTTGATATGTTTTAGTTGGAGTAATAAATTCAATGAAATCTCCAACATTAAAATCCTTAAATGGTACTGCTACTTTATTATCCATTTTTAGATTAAAAGTAATTGAATGCTCTAACGATGAAATAAACATCTCGGTTTGAGCAGTTGTTTTCAAAGAAGCATAATCTGCATCTTTAAATATTTTTGTTATTGATGAAACATTTTTAATTCTACCTGTACTATTAGGTAAAGTAGTTATTGTTCCATCGGTTAGCAAGTAATAACAGATTCTTGTTTTATAAGTAACATTCTCATCAGAAGGTTCAAAAATAACTTTATTAATTGTTTGCTCCCCACTGCTAGAAATAACTAGATCTGTTATTCCTTTGTAATTGTTTTTAAGTATTAAACCACTAGTACAAGTTGAAATATGAAGCTCGATTCCTGTTATTTCCCCATTAAAATAAATAAGGTTATAAGTTAGACCAATCGAGTATCCTTTATTAAGTGTTTTAACAACATTTGAAATCGAATCAATCGTGTCTGCTTCATAAGTTAGTGAACCAGTAATCGTTTGATAATCTCTAGCGATTGATAGATAACTAATTCTTTGATAAATATCTGCATTTTTTAGATAAGCATCAGAAATTAAGTTATAAAGGTATAACGACAAGTTTCCAGAATATGATTTCAACTTTACTTTTATATCTAAAATAGATATAAAGTCATTTGTTTGAACTTTACTTATTCCTTTTTGTTCATCCACTTGAATTGATAGAATTATGCCGATGTAATTAATTGATGATTCCTTAACAATCACTAGATCTCCTACTTCTGCATTAATCCCTATTTTGTTTACATTGAAGTTAGACTTTTGAGGAATTACTGAATCGATAACTAATTGGAAGTCTTTTTCAACATATCCATAATCTAAGACACTAAGATCTGTTTTATTTAAAAATACTAGTTCCATATTAATGACCACTGTACCCTTCTAATTTTGTAATCCTGCAGAAAGTATCTTCTGACACTCCAGGAGAGAATTTAATTTGATAACTCCCTTTATCCAAAAACAAGAAATTATCACAAGTAAAATCTTGAAATTGATAGATGTTACTTTCTTCCCCTTCTTCCTTCATTATCATATATTGATTCTTTGGTTCTGCAGAAACTTCAATCTCACAATCTTCAGAGCTAACTAATAAACGCAATTTTGAAATCAAAGTATCATTTTTATATATCTCAATTGTAGGTTCATTAACTGCTCCATATATAGAAACAATTAATGGGGCTTTTGTTTCCCCATTATTAGTAATCGTCATAGTTCCATTGAAAGTCGATGAATAAATAAAAGGATAAGTAAAAGGAAATACTTTCCCATTTAAATCTTCATTTACTCTAATAGTTACAGATTCTCTTAAAATCCAAAGTGAAAGTTTATCTAAAGTTAAAGAGCAATTTAACGCTCCTGCTTCCAGTTGTGTTTTAGTTAATGATTTAATTCGAACATAACAAAATTTAGGATTTTCATCATACTTATAAAATAGTCTTAGATTTCCTGATGAATTCTTATAAAAATTTAAGAAACTATTGTATCCAGAGTATCCATTAAGGAACACCACTTTAAATTGTAGTGTTCCCTGTGGATTTTCTGTTTTTACTAACGAATAGTCATCATCATATTTTAGATATGTATTATTTTTACTAAAGCCTAGATCTGTAATATCAGAAATTAAAGTAGCGTTTCTATAATCAAAAAAATAGGTTTGACCTATTTCATTCACTAAATAGAATTGTCTAATCATAGATAGTTACCTCCTAATGCTTTATTAATTGAATCCACATCAAATTCTGATGATGTAGTATTGATAGTCACATGATTTGTTGTATTTGTAGTTTGATTATTGTTTGTCGTAGTTGATGAAGAACCTCCACCTAAATTAAATGTGTCACTGAACCAATCACCAACATCACTAAACCATCCTCCTACTGTATCAAC